GGAGAAATAATTATGGGAGAAGAATTAGGTTTCAGCAACATTTTGGGAGAGCAGGATATTGACAACCTGTTCTCTGACTATGATGACTCTTCCGATGATATGGGAGGTCAGGAGAATGGCAGTGGAGAGGGCACTGATGACAAAAACCCTCAGGAACAGGAACATATTACTACTGAGGTTGCAAATCCAGAGGACTTGTTTGAGGATGACCAACCAGAGAGCGTAGGTAGTGAAGAAGATAAATCGGTAAAGGAAGATACTGTCCCTGAAAAGGATGATGGTACTTCTCCAAACAACCTCTATTCTTCCATTGCCAGCGCCTTGATGGAGGATGGTATCTTCCCAAACCAAACCGATGAAGCTGTTAGCAAGGTAGACTCAGCAGAATCTCTTGCAGAGCTGTTTGAAGCAGAGATTAATGCAAGGGTTGATGAGCGCACACAGCGTGTTAACAAGGCACTGAATAATGGTGTAGAGCCTTCTGATATCAAGAAGTACGAAGACACCATTGACTACATCAACAGAATCACAGACAAGGATATTACTGCAGAGACAGAAGCTGGAGAGACACTCCGAAAGAATCTGATTTATCAGGATTTCCTTAACAGGGGAATGTCACCAGAGAAGGCAAGAAAACTTACTGACAGGTCTGTAGATGCTGGTACTGATGTGGAAGATGCCAAGGAAGCCTTACAGAGTAACAAGGAGTATTTTCAAACCAAGTATACCGATTTACTCAACGAGGCACAGGAAAAGGCTGACAAGGCAAAGGCTGACCTTCAGAAGCAGGCAGACAACATCAAGAATTCAATCATGAAGGACAAGCAGTTGTTTGGTGATATCGAGGTCAGCAATGATGTGCGCAAAAGGATTGTTGACAACATCTCAAGACCTGTATACAAGGACCCTGAGACAGGTAGTTACCTTACCGCAATACAGAAGTATGAGATGGAGCACAGGGCTGATTTCATCAAGAATATAGGTATTGTGTTCACATTGACCAACGGCTTCAAGGATTTTGATTCCTTTACCAAAGGAAAAGTCAACAGGGAGATGAAGAAGGGTTTGAGGGAACTGGAAAAGAAGCTCAACAGCACCAGCAGAAACTCTGACGGAAGTCTGAGACTTGTAACCAACTCACGTAGAGAGGACCCTGACTCATACCTTGGTACAGACTTCAAACTTGCACTAAACTAACAGTGTCCTGATGGACACACAAATACACGAATGTAATGATTAAACTTGGTAAATTTCAGACACAGCAATTTACTGGGTGGAAGAGTGAGACTCTGAAGAACCATCATCTTGCAGGCATGTTCCAGCGCAAGCCTCAGGAAGCTACCAATCTCATGGTACAGCTGATGGCTCTCCGCTATGGCAAGACCTTGGACACCTTCCTTTCCCAGTATCCTACCAAACTGTTTGACAGTGATGATGAATACACTTGGAATGTAATCGGCAGCTCACGTAGGAACTATCCTCTTTTGGAGGCCCGTGACATTAATGGCACTGTCATTGACTCTACCTATTCAACCAATGTAGGTGTAAACGGTGAGCCTTTCTATCTTGTATTTGCAGAGGACTGGATTTTTGACGGTGAGCTTGTTGTAGGTGAACTCAATGAGGTATATCCCATCAGGGTTCTTGGCCAGGGCCAGAATGAAGGCACCAATGTAAAGTACCGCTGCCAGCTTTGGGGTAGTGTACGTGGTGGTATGCCCAAGGAGCAGCTGCTTCCTGGTAAGCGGTTCTCCGTTGACTTTGCTCCAGTAGAGGGTGAGCTTTCACGCAAAGTCGGTGGTGTTAGGTTTGCTACTCCTGTTGCAATGCGCAATGAGTTCAGCCACCTGCGTATCCACCAGAAGGTAAGTGGTTCCCAACTTGACAAGAAGCTTGCCATTGGTCTCCCTGTTGAGGATGAGAAGACAGGCAAGGTGGTTATTCAGAACAAGTGGATGCCTTATGTACAGTGGCAGGTCGAGAAGCAGTGGAATGACTACAAGAACCACAGTCTTGCCTTCAGCAGAAGCAACCGCAACATGAATGGCGAGTACCTTGACAAGGGCAAGTCAGGTGAGGTCATCCGCTATGGCGATGGTCTGTTTGCACAGATGGAGGCTGGTAATACTGAGAGCTACAACAGGTTCTCTCTCAAGCAGCTTGTTGACATCCTGTATCAGATTTGCAACACAAGCCTTGACTTCAATCAGCGCAAGTTCATCATCAAGACAGGTCAGATGGGTGCCATCCAGTTCTCGAAGGCTGCACTTGCAGAAGGCTCAGGCTGGAGTCCAATCACCTATGAGTATGATGCCAATGCCCTTGGTGTGATGGCAAAGACATCAAGCAAGATGGCTCCTCATGGTGGTGCGTACAAGATGACTGTTCCACAGGTTACGGAGTTTGTTGCTCCCAACGGTGTCTATGTCAAGATTGACACTGACCCACTGTATGATGACCCCGTGAGAAATAAGATTCAGCACTATCTTGGTGGTCCTGTGATGTCCTATCGCTATGACATCTTTGATATGGGTACCATGGACCAGCCCAACATCTTCAAGGTGGGTGTAAGAGGTCAGGAAGGTGACTTCACGAGTTATTACTGGGGATTCAGAAATCCATTCACAGGTCAGATTGGCAATGGCAACATGTCCACTGACGAGGATAGTGCAGAAATCCACAAGTTCTGTACTACTGGTGTATGTGTGCTTGACCCAACAAGAACAATGAGTCTTATTCCAGCTGTACTGCAAGGATAAGGATAATGCGAATGATACAGGGAGAGGTTTCTCTTCCTGTATCGTAATAACCAGATAAACAAGGAGAAGAAAAATGGAAGAGAATAAAGATATCAGACAGCAGGCTGAGGGACCTGTAAGCTGTCTTAGAAATGAACGTGTGGTGGTAAGGTTTGTACCCAAGCCCAATGCACTTGTCACAGACCCGAAGCATGTACTTGGAGGTGGCATGGCACAAAATGCAACAAGGAAGTATGTTGTGCCTGTCTATGCATCAACAGGTCTCTACAAGAATGTACTCACCAACAATGAGATGGCATTCCTTGAACAGATTATGGGTCTTGAGAAAGGTGCCTTGAGCATCTACAAGAAGGAGAACAACTTCTGGGACAGCAGCAATCCTGACGGTGTAGGTAAGGTGGAACTTCATAAGGATGACAATATCCTTGACCTTAGTGTTCCTACTGACTACATCAAGTACAAGATTCTGCTTGCTAACAGTGATGCCATTGCACCATCCTTGGATGCTCTTGAGAATCATCCGAAGGCTACATACCAGTTTGTAATCATTTCTGAGAATGCAGAGGCACAGTCCAACCTTAACAAGGCTGATGCAATCATGAAGTGCTACATGGAATTTGGCAAGGTTGAGAATGATTATGAGCTTCTCAGGGTTGTCATCGAACTTCTTGAAGGTAGGCCAATCAGCGCACAGGTGAAACCAGACTATCTGAAGGGCAAGGTGATAGAACTCATCTCACGTAATCCAAGGATGTTCCTTTCAGTGATTCAAGATGAGCTTTTGCCTGCAAAGGTTCTCATCAGCAAGTGTGTTGAAGCAGGACTCATTGGTAGGAAGAACGATGCCTATTATCTCAACGAGGATGGCTCACCGCTGTGTGAAATCAACCAGGACAGCACCCTTGACAATGCTGCAAGGTATATCAGCAGTGTGAAGAGACAGAAACTGAAGTACAGTCTTGAGGCAAAGCTGAAGAAACCTTCTGACAAATAAGGACAAACATAGGAGGAATGGCAACAATGACAGACGATGAAAGAAAGGCAATGGAGATGCTGAATCAGTTTGAGCTTCTCTACAACAATATCGCAAGCAATCAGGCACCAGGGCTGAATCCCTATGAGATATCCCTTATTCTGACAAAGGCTCAGAATGAACTGGTGAAGAACTATTTCAATCAAAAGGGCAACAAGTATCAGGAAGGGTATGATGAATCAGCCAAGAGGCATTCTGACTTTGCCAGCCTCCTTTGTGATGAGATTCTTGAACCTTATGAAACAGCGTTCTACAAGAGGCTTGACTACAGGAGCATCCTGTACAAGATACCAGAATCTGTGTTTCTTCTGCTGAACGAGCAACTTGAGGAGTGGCTGAATGTACAAGGTACTTCAACTTCAGGCAGCTCTCCAATAGTGGTTGCACCCTCAGAGAGCACTGGAGGAAAAAGGGCAGGTATCTATACAGTGGTTCCAATTGACTATGACGAGTATACAAGGTTGATGCAGAAACCATACAAGTATCCTCCAAAGAATCAGTTCTGGAAGCTTGATACTGGATATGATGACAACGACAGGAGTCCTATAGTTGAAGTCATTGGCAGACAAAGGGACCAGAGTACCTATAGATACCATATAAGGTACATCAAGCACCCTGAGCCCATTGTGCTTGTCAATCTTGCTGATATTGCGGAAGGCTTGTCAATAGAGGGTGTAAGCACAGTAAACCCTTGCAAGCTTCCAAAGCATCTGCATGACGAGATAATCCAGAGAGCTGTTGAGATAGCCAAGGGAATGTGGCAAGGTGACTTGAGTTCAACCATTCAGTTAGGTCAGAGAAGTGAATAATAAGGTATGACAAACGAGGAATTTTCAAATAACATTGACATTCGGCTGAGCATCTTCAGCAATTCAACACTGCATGGAGATTCCACACCAAGGATTGAGATTGTACTTGATGAATATGAGAAATCGGTCTTTCTCACTATGGCAGAGGAAGATGTGGCCAAAAGTTTCTACACAGGCAAGAATGCCTATGGAGAATCCTTTGAAGGTACTGAGGAAATGCGCAGATATCTGTCAAACCTTACAGAAGAAGCACTGCTTGACACTCCAATAAAGAATGCCAATGGTCTTCCCTATGGTATGGGCGCAGGTTCAAGGTTCTTCACTCTCCCATCTGATGTGTGGTTCATCACATATGAAGCCTTGAAGCTCAATTCTCCAAGGACTGGTTGTGAAGACAACCCCATTGTGGTTACTCCTGTCACACAGGATGAGTATCACAGAGTGAGAAAGAATCCCTTCAGAGGTGTAAACAATAGAAGGGCATTGAGGCTTGACCTTGCAGATGGTGTTGTTGAGATAGTTTCAAGCTATGACAACTTTTCATATTACCTGAGGTATCTCAAGAAGCCTGAACCTATCATTCTTGTTGACCTCCCTGACGGTCTCACGATAGGTAACTTGTCAGAGCATAGGGAATGCAAGCTTCACGAAGGACTCCATCAGATGATACTTGACAAGGCTGTGGCACTTGCCATTGAGAGCAGAGGCTACAGTCAGCCAAGTCAGAAGAGCTAACAATATATTTGGTTATTACTTATTCAAAAATACATAACAGACTAACACATAAGATATTATGAACTATAGTTGTTTTCAAAATCGTGACTTGTATGTGGTAAAGGCATTCAAGGACAATGTAGGTGATGCTACTGCAGACCCTGTTGTTGCTCCTGAACATGTTGCAGCTGTCGGTGATATTGAGGTAGGTGTTCTTGACAATGGTATTGACAAGGAACTGTTCTTCATCTATCAGGGTGCAGATACTCCTCTCAAGAGTGACTACATTCCTCTGAAGAACCTTACCTACATCAAGGCATTCAAGTCAAGTGACCTTGCCACAAAGATGAAGAAGGTGAAGGTTACACTCAACACCTCCATTGGTACAAGTGGTCTTATCAACGGCCAGTCATATACTCTCAAGATTGAAGTACGTCCTGCCTTTGGCATTGGCACTGAACATGCATATGCAAAGACAGCAAGCGTATATGTTGATGGAGCTGATGTAAGCAGCGCATCTTCCTTCTACAAGGCAATGGTGCAGGCTCTCAACAAGAGCTTTGCCAAGGAGTATGGTGCAACTGCCACCAGCAATCCCTATTTCAGGTTTGCAATCCTCTACAGCACTTCTTCTGAGTCTGAGGAAGGTGATTCCAACTGGAGTGGTGCAACTGCAGCAGGCATCATCATTGAGGAGAAGGAGCAGCAGTGGATTACAGGACTTGGCAGCAATCCTCATATTGACTTTGAGGTATTCCCTGGTGAAGTTCTCAACAACGGTGTACAGGTTGTCTGGGCTGCAAAGGCAAGTGGCGTAGACAAGTACTACACAGAGATGACTCCATCCACCACTGTAGGCAATGGCAAGAACATTGCAGACCTTGAGTGGTTCTGCACAGGTGAGAGGGGTGACCAGTACAAGATGATGGGATGGCCCAACTACATTCCTACCACTTATCTTGTTGACAAGACCAAGACCTATGATGTACTTGAGATTCACTTCGCATTCACAGATGATGGTCTCCACAACTACCGCAGTGAGAAGGACATCACAATTGTAGTGCCCAATGGTACTGCAGGTCATGAGCATGATGTAATCAATGCTCTCATTGGTGACATCAACTCCAAGGCAGATCTCAGTGTAGCAACCTTGTCTTAACCATATACAATACACGGTCTACTTGAAGGGGG